GGCACGTAAAAAGAGTGATTGTCTGTGCTGATAATGACGCTTCGTTCACTGGTCAGGCAGCAGCCTTTGCTTGTGCCAGATACATGAAGCTCAGAATGCACGTAGATACAGAAGTATGGATGCCACCAATACCGGGGCATGATTTGCTGGATCAGTGCAATTTCAATAAGGAAAACAAGTTTGAGTATTCATTATTCAAGTGGGGAGCGAAATAAGTGATGGTTTACGAAGGATGGATAGACCCACAGAAGATCAAGAACCCGGAAGACCGCATTGCCGAACTGGAAGATGATTTGCAAAAAGTTGGCGAGTTATCGGACAAACGCAGGCTAAAGATCAAGCGGCTGCGTGAGGCACTGGAGTCTATATCCAAGAACTCGTGCTGCGGTGATTGCCAAGAAGCAAAGTTGGTAGCGCGCAAGGCACTGGAGGATGAGTGATGAATGACATTATCGAAATTTATGGAAACCCGATTCTTAGACTGAAGGACAAACAAATTGCCGAACTGGAATCCGAGATCAAGCGGCTGCGTGAGGCCTACCATGAACTTTATGCGGAGGCTAACTCATGGCTAACTAGCGATCAGCCAGACCGCATTCAGTTGTTAGACGCAATGCACAGCAAGGCACTGGAGGGCGAGTGATGGGTGAGACAGCGTGGCATGGTACAGTCTGTTTACACGAAGCAAAGTGGACTGACAACGAAGGAAGTACGGTTACCTTCAAGCTACCCATGAATGATGAGCTGGAGCGCCAGAGAAACCCGTTTCAGAAGTTCACCAAGCGCAGGAGTGGAAAGGCTGGCACCCGATTCATGATGATCTGTGTAGACATGAAGTCCCGGCAGTCTGTGTATGAAGACGAGGTTATGCTGGCTGGTTGGAATGACTCCCAGTCTTCAGGACATACAGCGAAGTTCTGGCTCTGTTCTGATGTGCTAGGGCATCCGTTCGAGGGGTTTGAGCGCAAGGTTGATTCATTCTTCATCTCTCTGGTTGAGCTGGATGACGATAACGAAACGATTGACCAGAAGATGCGGGATAGGGTGGAGTCCAAGAAGAAGTCCCCGTCACAGCGCCTGAGCTTCGTTGCAGCGATGTTTTGCAAGAACCCGGAGTTCTGGTCCTTTGTAGGGGCAGATGGGGAGCTTGGGGCTGCTGAGTACGTCAGGGAGACCTGTGGGATAGAAAGCCGGGGTCAGCTGGACAAGGAAGACGATGCTGCTAGGAAGTTCCACGAGCTAATCAGGAAGCCGTTCACTGACCTGAAGACATCATACAGGGGATTGTTCTGATGAGCAGGGGGCTTATTTCTATAAAGCTGGATGACGAAGAATTAACCACGCTCAAAGAGTTAGCAAAGCTAAGGTATGAATACGCTAGAAAGCGTGGCATAAAAGACGAGAAGGTTGGAGATCAGTCTTGTGCAGAAACAGACTTTATTGGAATTTGTGCCGAGTTTGCGTTTTGTAAGCACTTCAATCTTTATCCAGATATTGGGGTTGAGAAAGCAAAGCCTGTTGATTGCGTAATGGGTGGGTTCACAATAGATGTGAAGGGTACAAAATATCATCATGGTCACTTGATACTAAGAAAGACAAGTAACCATGAAGCGTGTGATTTATATGTATTGGTGACCGGCGATCCAAATAAATCAATGATAATAAGAGGGTGGATAAAAGGCAGTAAATTTATTAGCGATAATCATCTTGGTAGAATGAAGGAAAATTCTCCGTTATCGTACATTGCTAATCAGGAAAGCCTCACTATGTTTAAGGCGGAAGAATGACAAGCGTAACCGTACATGAGAAGCGTCTAAGGCAGCTTCCCTGCGCAGTTAGCAGAAACCCCTCGGTCACCCTGCACCATTGCCACGGCGGCTCCCTGAAGGACCACGGGTGGCACGTAGGGATGGGGCAGAAGCAGAACCCCTACCTACAGATACCCCTGCACACCCTGTATCACACTGGTGATTACGGCATCGATTCTGGCATGGGTGTGATAACATGGGAGAAACAATTCGGCACTCAATGGAAGCATCTTAGATGGGTAAAGGCACAGCTGGGATACGACATATTTCATCTCGCAAAAATGTGGGAGACCGTGCATCGAAGTCGAAGTACGGGAATCGAAAAGTAAGCTATGATGGATACAAGTTTGACTCTGTAAGGGAGTACGAGCGCTACCGTGAGTTGTGCCTACTGGAGAAGGCTGGTGAGATCGCCAAGCTGAAGGTCCAGCCCAAGTACCCGCTGGTATGTGGTGGGGTGCAGGTTGTGATGCGCTCTGAGAGATATCCAAATGGGAGAAAAGTCGCGTATTTCGCTGACTTCTCCTATACAGACGTGAAGGCGAAGAAGGAGGTGATCGAAGACGTGAAAGGCATGGATACACCAGTGTCACGGCTAAAGCGATCACTCGTGGAGACCATGTATGGCATTCCAGTCACTATTGTGAGATGATTTAATCGTCATTGACCAATGACCATTGTATCTTCTGCAATACCGTTAGGGGGAACCAGCCAATACTGGTTCCCCCATTTTTTTACTTGACTGAACGCAGGACCGCCCTTGCCTTGCTCGTCGGCGCAAACCTCAGCACCTCAATGAATGCCTCTGTGCTGTTCAGCCACCTGCCAGTTTCAGACAACTCAGCACCATTAGCGATAAGGACTCTCTCTACCTGCTCGTACTGGTCCTTGGTCAGGGTGAAGTTGATCTGCCTGCGGTTCTCAAAGCTTCTCTGCATAGCCGCAGCAATGGCTCGCTTGCCTACCTTAGTCTTGGCAGAGTGCAGGTAATCCGCTATCCGGGTGAAGCTGTATTCCTGAATCAGATACAGAGCCTCATTCTTGTTGAACCCCAGTCGCTGAAAGTCCCTGTATGCTCTCAGGTACTTGAAGGCAGTGGCTGGGCTGAAGGACATCTCTTCCTCGATCATGTGACCGAATGAGGTGTAGTCCAGCAGAGTCCAGAGCCTGCCATGCTCCAATGCTGATAGTAGCTGGCCCATCTCGTAGAAAGCGCCAGATACTTCAGCGTCCAGCTGGATAAGCCTATCCAGTGTCTGGGCGGCGTATTCTCTTGGTTGTGTCATTGTATTCTCCTAGTTTGTTTTAGCTAACTTCTTTGCCAGAGCTACCCGGCGTTTTACATTGAGCTTACGCAGAACCTTTGCCTCTTCGTGTGCGTGACGGGCAATCCTGAGTTTCTTTGCAGCCCTGTCTAGCGCTCGTTGCTCTTCCTTGGCAGGGAACAGAGCGTTCAGCTCGCTCTCGTCAGGAGAGTAGAAAGAACTGATGGCTACATCCAGTGCTGCGGCTTCTTTCACAGATAGGAATAGCATTACTTTTTGCTGGGTCATTGCGATCTCCCGGAAAGGGAAGAGGGGCCGAAGCCCCTCCCCTGTTTAGGCAGCTACAGAAACTGCGTTAGCGATGCGGTTCCACTGGGCCTGCTGGAGGTCGATCAGGCTAGAGCCAATCTGTTCCAGCTCGCAGGCACGTTCGTAGTCCACGTCTTCTGCGTTGGCAACCTTGGTGACCGCATTAATCATGCCCCACCGGGTAAAGTCGCCATCAGTCAGGAAGTTCGAGATGATGCTTTCCTTCTCTGTCTCCCTGATAGGCAGTTCCTTCGCCAGCTGATCTACCGCAGCAAATGCCGACTTAACCTGAGCGCCTTCCTTGGTAGCCCGGAGAGCGTCACCCATCTTCTGGACGTTCTCTTCAGTGGTCAGGGCTTTCATTGCATCAGTAACCTCGGCAATGATCAGCTCATTCTGCTTGCGCTTGGTTTCATCCGAGAAAACCTCGAAGTCGCCATCAGCTACCAGCTTCCCACCAAGGTGGATACGCTTGAAGTTGAAGATTTCAGACTTACCGAACACGCAGCCATTCAGGCAGTATGAGCGGTAGAAGAAACCATCAATCGTCAGGGAACCCATGCCAGTCTCGCTATTCTTGATGATCACGCCCGGACGAACGATGTCAGGCTGACCAGTGCGAGCGATAGGACCGATGTCCTGTGCCAGATTGTCACCAGTGAAGAGAACCTTCATGAACATATTGTTCTCGGTGACGTTGCTGCTTAACAGCTGGCTGGGGATATCGCCTCGAACAATCGGCGGCAATACCTGCTCCAAGACCTGATCATTGTCCAGAACCTTGTAGCGGTCTGACAAGAAGGCACGAGCAACTCCATCCATCGTGCGGAGCAGACGGGTCTGCGGCTCACGGGCGAACAGGGCATTAACTTGGTGGATAACCAAATCCCTGTGGTCATCCAGAAGCCTGAAGTAGTATTTCAGGGGAATCTGAAGGCGACCAGCGATCTGCCTGTGGCAATTCTCTGAGATTGAGAACCGTTCCAACTCTGAGGAACCTTCCTTGAGCAGTACAAGGGCAACCGACTGACGCAGATCAGGTGCTTCAACCATCTGTAAAGATTCTTTGGTATCAGCAATGAAATCGCGCTTCGTCTTCTGTTGCTCGACCACTGTGGTGAGAAGGCTCTGGAGTGACATACCAGTTTTCATAACTTTATTCTCCTAATTGCTGGGGAGACAACCTCCCCAGATGTGCTTACTATATTCCTTCCTGTGGAAGGTGTCAACTACTTTATTGGAAAGTTTTTTCTTGATACTCAAGCAGCCTTACAGCCATGTCTGGCATATGTCGGTGGCTGCTCATATCTTCTGGAACAAGCCAACGATCAACAGTGCTTACATTCACACACACCATCTGAGCCAGTGCCGCACGGGTTAGTCCGTGCTTCTTCATGAACCTTATCAGCCAGTTTCTGTTATTACGCTTTGCCATTTCATTCTCCGGTTTGAAGGGGGCCGAAGCCCCCTTGTTATTAGCCGAAGATTTTCTGCGTCAGCTGATTAGCCTTCCTCAGCAACTCCACCTCTTCGGTTGTCAGGACTACAGCCTGAGCCGCACCCTTCTCTGTCTCCACTGTGTCGCCAGTGCCAAACAGGGTCTCTTCGACCTCGACCTTTGGTGAGAGGTCAACACCCAGCTTTTC